ATAGAATAGACCTGCATCGAATGGGTTAGATCCACGATATCCAACAGTAGCAAAATCTTGTGAAGGTGCATATGGATCAATATAGATCTTCATGCGGCCATTAACAACACCTGCGAATGTGTTTCCAGTGTCATCAACTTCAAGATTAGCTGAAAGAGCTGGAGTATAATCAAGAGAACCTGCAGCAGCAAGAGCAGAAGCTACGTTGCTTGAACAGATAACAAAGTTACCTTTACCGCGGCGAGTTTCCTTAGCAATTTGATTTGCTTCGACCTCGAGTTGGAATAGAAGGCTCTTGAATTTTTCAACTGCCCAACGACCATCAGCGTCAGCTTTAAGATCGAAAGGTCCGCCGTCAAAACCAGGTTTTGCAACATTGTTGATTGTGTTAATAACTTCACGATTGATTTCAGCAAGGATTTCAGTCGATAGGATATTGGCAAGCTCAGACTCAGCATCCAAATTGTGGATAGCTTTAAGATCTTGAGCAAGCTCCATTGAGTATTCAGCCTTAAGAGCACGTGTCTTAGCTTCGACAGATGCTTTCTCGATTGTGAAACCCATATCACCGAAAGCACTTCCACCGGAAGAACCAGCACCTTCACCAGCAGCGGTGCTTAGACCGCCAGTAGTTCCACCTGCAGTTGTTGGGTCTCCACCAGCAGAGAATGCTGTTGAAGGCTCAGCAAGACCAAGAGCTTCTGGGTCAGTAGCTGCGTCAATCTTTGCATTCTTTGGACTTGATACTAGATCATTGTAACGTGCTTTCATTGCGAAGATAAGACCAGTAGGACCGCTCATTGGCTGAACACCGGCTACATCATAGGCAATAAGATTTGGCATCGCACGACGTACAAGTGAGATAAGAACTGGATCGAAGTTCGATACGTTAGCTGTAGTTTGATTATTCTCTGTAAGAGAACCGAACTGAGAAGCTTCTTGCTTAAGAGCTTGTTCAGTGTTTTCAAGGAGCTTAGCTGTAACAGCTTTACGATAGTTGTCCTTGATTGCAGGGGCATCAGCGTGATCAAGCACGGGTGCCCACTTTTTAATGTCATTTTCTGCGTTAAACATTTTATTTAATTCCTTTTATTATTGTTGTAAGTGTGGTAATTATTTACCGTGAGGTTGATTGTCTTGCATTCGTGTAAGAGCTGAAAGATATTTTTTCATGTCGTTTGATACGTTTTCATGAATATCTACATCGCCTTCTACGATTACTTCAGTTTCTGAATCTGATTCTTCTACAATTTCTTCTGTTGAAGTTGAAGAGAATGCTGATGATTTGATAGTAGCAACTTTTTCAGAGAATACTTCTTCAGATACGAACTCAACTTCTTGAGTAAGTGCTTTGACCTTTTCTACTTGTGTAGTAGCAAGATCTTTAGTTTGTTCTGAAATAATTTTTTCGCGC